CCACCAGTTCGAGACAGGGTTAACTCTGTTCAAGGTTTACTGTTAAATGGTAAAGGCGAAACAAGATTAATGATTTCTAAAAAGGCTGTTAAGTTGATTGAATGTTTAGAATTGCAAAGTTATAACGAAAGAGGAGAACCAGACAAAGATGCAGGGTACGATCATATGAATGATGCGCTTGGTTACATAACTTGGCGGTTGTTCAATCCCTTACATATGGGGGCTGGTCGCAAAACTGGTATTAGGCTTTATTAAGATTATTGTCTAAACTATAAACAAACAATGGAGCAAAACTGTGTATTCTGGATATAGTCATTACAACAGACAGACAGCAGGTAGTAGGGGTACAGAAATAAATGACCCTAATAATACATGGTTTCAGCAAGAACCACATTGGATATTAATAGAAGATTTACTTGGTGGTACATATCAGATGAGGTCAAAGCATAGAAAATATCTTATGCAAGAACCTCGTGAACTTGATGAAAGTTATGACAACAGATTGGCTCGATCTGTTTGTCCACCTTATTTTTTACGATTAGAAAGAATGTTGGCTGGTATGCTTACTCGTAAACCAGTAAGACTTAACGAGACAGGAGATGCAATAAGAGAACAGTTGTTCAACGTTGATTTACAAGGAAACGATCTCAATGTTTGGACATATGAGACAGCAAGAAAAATGATTCGTTATGGACATGTTGGTGTTTTGGTAGATGCGCCAGCAAGTGGAAACAATGGCAGACCATATTGGGTAACATATACACCTAGAGATATTCTTGGTTGGCGGACAGAGATGTTAGATGGCGAAATGCATTTCACGCAGTTAAGGTTACAAGAAAAAGTTTCTGAGCCAGATGGTCTTTATGGCGAAAAGATCGTAGAGCAAGTTCGTTTGTTAACACCCGGCAACTTTGAAATACATAGAAAAGCAAAGACAGGAAAGTTTGTAAAAGTAGATGAAGGCACAATGCCAGTTGATAAAATACCTTTTTCTGTTGCTTATTCAAATAGGATTAACCTTCTTGACTCAAGACCGCCTATGGCAGACATAGCAGAACTAAATTTAAAAGCTTATCAAATACAATCTGATCTTGATAACCAATTACATATATCAGCAGTACCAATGTTGGCCTTTTATGGGTTTCCACAAAATGCTGAAGAGGTGTCGGCTGGACCCGGCGAAGCTATTGCATTTCCAGCAGATGGTCGTGCTGAATATATTGAACCAGATGGTAAAAGTTATGATGCACAGTTTCGTAGATTAGACAGATTGGAAAGTCAGATTAATGAATTAGGTCTTGCAGCAGTACTTGGTCAAAAGTTATCTGCAGAAACAGCAGAAGCAAAACGAATAGATAGATCGCAAGGCGATTCAACAATGATGGTTGTAGCTCAACAGATGCAAGACATGATTGATAACTGCT